AGCCAAGTCAGCGTTGCTGACGTCACTTACCTGTCAGCAGAATTTGCTGTCCAGGTTATCGCATAAGGAGAGCCTCTATGGCAAAGCAAGTTCTTACAAGTCCCACAGTGGTTTTCGCTGGCGGGACGATCAGCGCAAACGTTGCACAAGTAACAATCGCTTTTGAAGCCGATGATGTCGAGGTCACAAACTTCTCAAGTGGTGGGTACCGTGAATCTATTGGGGGTTTGAAATCTGGCACGTTCTCAATGGAGCTGCACCAAGATTACGCACTTGGTTCTATTGACTCGACATTTTTCAGCAACCTTGGTGGCACTGTGGCTGTGGCTGTTCGTCCACAAAACGGAACCGCTGCAATTGGAACCGCCAATCCTGAATACCGTTTCAACGTATTGGTCACCGGCTATGACGCCGTAGATTCAGCCGTTGGCGATCTCAGCACATTCTCAGTGTCGTACCCAATCACCGGATCGGTTGCTCGCGCTACTGCCGCCTAGTTTTCACTAACACCTTTCCACCTACGCAAGGGAGTCCTGCAATGAAAATGAATCTAGATGTGGTTTACAACGACGGTTCCACGGCGGCGGCATCTGTTGCTGCCGTGGACTTCGTTGGTTTTGAGGAAACCTACGACCGTAGTGTTGCCAAGTTTCAAACGGAATTGAAGTTCACTGACCTGTGCTGGTTGTCCTGGCACTCGTTGCAACGCAAGAACAAAGACCTTGGTGAGTTTCACACTTGGTTGGAAAATGTTGAAAGCGTCACGTTCGGAGAAGATTCCGAAATTGTCCCTTTGGAGAGCAAAGCCAGCACTGGGCAATAGTCCACCTGGCTTATGAATTTCACATTGCACCATCCGTCTTGTTGCAGGAATCAGACCGCATGTTGACAACCATGCACCGATACTTGCGCTGGCGTCATTTAGAGATGACCAAGAGTCGAAGGAAGGGCTGACAATGGCTGGTGCCGGTGGGATGAGCGGTTGGAACATTGAAGTCACCAACCTCAAGCAACTAATGAACGCCTTGGATGGAATTGACAAATCAGCAGCCAAAAGAATTAACAAAACAATCACTGATGTTGCCAAGCGTGTTGTCGTTGATGCTAGTTATTTAACACCATCGAACACGCCGCTTAGTGGCTGGGGCCAGTGGAGATTTGCGCGTGATGGTCGTGACTTGTCTTTCGATCCCGGCGATGTTGCTAAAGGTTTTAAGGTTCAGAGAAGCAACTTCCGGCGCAAGGGCGTGAGTGCTGGTATTGGTTACGATGTCAAACAATGGAACGCAGCCGGAGCCATCTTTGAAGTGATGGGCGACGGTTCACGGGTTACAACTCGCAGCGGCCAGAACATGGTCAACGTTGTCAACGCTCGTTTCCCACGCAAGCAACCACGCACACTGATTGCTGCCTATTACCAGAACATGAACGAGGAAGTGCGTGAAGGCATTAAAGACCAGATCATTGACGAGGCGCGAAAGGCAGGGTTGAGATAATGGCAAAAGCCGGCGCGCGCGTCCACATCTATGGTGACTATGACGGTGCAGGAGTTCAGAAAGCCAAGAAAGATATTTCAACGCTTGACACTCAGGCCAAAGGTTTCAGCAAGTCGTTCACCAGCTCGTTCGCCGGCGCCGGCGCCGCCATCGGTGCCGCCTTTGGTGTCGGTGTCATTGGTGCCAACGTTTTGGATTTCTTTCAGTCATCCATCACCGCTGCCCTTGCCGATGAGAAGGCGATGCGTTCACTTGAGATCGCGTTGCAGAATGTCGGGGCTGCGCACCAAGTTGGGCCGATTGAAGGTTTCATTGACGCCTTGGCGCGTGAAACTGGCGTTGCCGATGATCAACTGCGCCCAGCGTTTCAGCGACTGGTCACCGCCACATCTGACGTTACTTTGTCCCAGGACACTTTGCAGCTTGCAATGGACATCAGTGCCGGCACGGGCCGTGATCTTGAGGCCGTAACTTTAGCCCTGACCCGTGCATATACAGGATCAACAACAGGGCTGTCACGCCTTGGCGCTGGCCTTGATTCAAACCTACTCAAGTCCAAAGACATGGACGCCATCACAACGGCGTTGTCTGAGAAGTTCGCTGGCCAAGCATCTGCCGCTGCCGATACCTACCAAGGCAAGATCAACAAACTGAGCATTGCCGTTGATGAAGGCAAAGAACTTATTGGTGTGGCGCTGCTCAACGCCGTTGACGATATTTCAGAGGCGTTCGGCGGCACTGGCGGCATGGCCGATGCTGTTGATACTTCAACGCAGGCAATGGCCGATTTCATCAGTGGTGTTTCAATGAGCATCAATCCATTGGCTGATTTTCTTGGTGGTATAAATGCTTCAACGGGATCAACTTTTGATTTCACTGATGTTTTGAAAGTCGCCTATTTACCCTTTGTTCCTCTGATCAATGCCACAGAAAACTACGTTGACGCCGGCGCTGACGCTCGCAAAAGAATGGAACAGCAAGAAGCATCATCGGCTGTTTTGTCTGCGAGGCTCATTGGTTTGGCTGGCGATTACGTTCGCACAACCGGCGCCGCAATCAATTTTGGTCGTTACGCTGTCGCACCCGATGGAACGGATTGGGCAAATTTCTACGCTGTCAATCAGTCAGGGTCTAAGGCTCTGGCCGAGGCTCAAAACAATGTGACCCAATTGACTGCGGATTACAACGAAAGCCTGAAAAGCGTTGGCACGTCATCAGCCAGCGCAGCCAAAGACACGTTCGCATTCAAAGAGGCTTTGGCGCAAGTCAACAAAGAAGGGTTGGAGAAACTCAACGCCAACCTGAAGGTTGCGCAAGAGGAGTTTGATGGTTTCCGTGATTCTGTTGCCGGCGGCCTGACCGGGCAACTTGACTTTGCCGGCGCCGTTGATGCTGCCAAAGAGGGTGGCACGGGCATTGTTGACGGCATCTCTGCGCAGGCCGGTGGAATCGTTGCCTTTGGTGAGCAACTGCAGTTGCTGCTGTCAACATCATTGAGCCAAGAATCATTCGCTGCCGTGGCTGCATTATCTGCTGAGCGTGGCGCAGCATTGGCAACAGAGTTGTTGGGCGCTAATGGTGCAGCTCTGATTGCTCAACTCAACACCTCAGTTGCTGCGGTCAATAGCATCGCCGATGCTGTCGGAGAACAGTCAGCCATCAAGTTCAAAAACGCAGGCATCACGACAGCGGAGAACACCATCGCAGGCTTCAAAGAATTCATGGGCAAAGATGGCATTGGTCGCAAACGCCTAATGAACACGATGGACAACCTTGCTGATGCGGCAACGCGTGAAGTTCGCATTGACGTGTTGGTCACTCGATCAATCAATGAGATCGTTACGCGCATCAGTTCAGGTGTGACTGCTCGAGCTGCTGGCGGCCCGGTGTCTAGTGGTCGGCCATACATTGTTGGCGAGATCGGCCCTGAACTATTCGTGCCATCATCATCAGGGAACATTGTGCCGAACAATCAAATGGGTGGCGGCGGCTCGAATGTTTATTCCATCACGGTGAACACCGGCATCGGTGACCCGCGCGTGATCGGTGAGGAAGTTGTGAACGTGATCAGTCGGTTTGAGAAGGCCAACGGCGCCGTGTTTGCGCGGGCATGATGAAGGTTGAAATTGCTTTCGACTTATCTGCTAACGGACTAGGCAACTTTTTCACCCTCGATGATTCCTTGCGCGGTGTCTTAGATAACACGCTCTACACCCTGGGTGGCGATGTCTTTATTGACGTAACCGACACGGTGCGCAGTGTGAGCATTAAACGTGGGCGCAACCGGCAACTGGAAAAGTTCACCGCTGGCAACGCCAACATCATCTTGGATAATCGCAGCCGGGTCTATGACCCCACCAATACTGTTGGCCCGTATTACAATCAAATCTTGCCACGCAAACGTGTGCGGATCACTGATCAAGACCAAGTGATTTACACCGGGCAGGTTGCTGACTGGAACTTTGACTATTCGGTGTCTGGGGATAGCACCGCGCAGGTGTCGTGCGTTGACGCTTTGACGTTGTTGGTTGAGCCAGTGTTGACCGCAGGCACGGAAACGGCGCAGCTCTCAGGTGCCAGGGTGTCAGCGGTGTTGGATGACATCGCATGGCCAACAGCTGACCGGCGCATTTCAACTGGGCAAGTAACGCTTGATGATGATGTCATCGGCGCCAATGTGAAGGCGCTGGACTATCTGAACAAGGTGGCACTCTCTGACCCCGGCGCGTTGTTCGTTGGCGCTGACGGTTTCCTAGTGTTCCTTGATCGCGCAGACTTGCAGAACGCATCAAGCCCGATTGTCTTTGGCACCGGCGGCATTCCCTTCACCGACATCGGCGTGGAATACGGCGTTGAGGAATTGTCCAACCAAGTATCCGTGAGTTACTACGGCGGCACGGCGGTGGCAGGCACGGCGGTGGCCATTGACGAAACCTCTGTTGGCCAGTTCGGTTTTTTTGACACCGACTACAACACACTGCTGGCAAGTGCCGCTGATGCGCAGGCGTTGGCTGATTTTCAGGTTGCCCGTTATTCACAGCCGCAGTATCGCGTGGACACAGTGACGGTGGCACTCGATGGGCTGGGAACGGCAACGCAGCAAAGCGTGCTTGGTTTAGACCTTGGCGCCGTGGCAACGGTGACCTGGACACCCAACGGCGTTGGAGCTGCGTTATCGCAAACCGTCACGATTGACCACATTGACTTTGCAGCAACCCCGGCTTCACGTTCTATTTCATTCACGATGTCGGAGACTGCTGCCGGCTTCATTCTTGACA